GTCACTGAGAACGGCCAGCCGCGCCAGTCGTTGAAGTCGATGCGTCAGCACTCGGTTGCCTATAGGCTCTTTCGGCAACAAACGATCCGTTCTGGAATGACCTCACCGGCAAAGCATAACTTGACGCTTACCGGCGCAATGCTTGAAAACCTTGGATTAAAAAAAGTTGACGCCGCACTCAAAAAAGTAGAAATTGGATTCTCTGATAGTTTTTCTCAATTAAAAGCGGATGTTAACTCGAAACGCGGATGGCGTTTTCTGCATTTATCTGATACGGAAATTAAATCAGTAAATAATTTTTACAAGCGCGAAGTTGCAGCTCTTGTCAAGAAAGCAAAATTAGATTAATATTTTTGGAGTACCTCACATGTCCGATCCCGTGGATCAAACTATCGAAGTCAGTGACGACGATAAACGCCCTAGCTACGAAACTCATCAGCGGCTTCTCAGTGAGACAAAAGCTGCGAGAGAAAAAGCAAAAAAATTAGAAGACGAACTCAGTACTTTTCGCCAGCGGTTTACCGACTTGGATAACGAGAAGGCCGATGCGGAGCGCAAGAGACTAGAGGATAAAGAGCAATTCAAGGATCTTTATGCAAAGACTCGAGAAGAGCTTTTAGCCAAAGAGACCATGATCTCTAATCTAGTTAAGGCACAAGTTGACGCTCGCAAGATGAGCAGTTTTCTTGATGCCGTCAAAGCAGATGTACCGCGTCAATATTGGGGACTCGTCGATATCGACAAGATCGCTTTAGACGGTGAGAAAGTCGATGAATATTCTGTGCAAAAATATGTGGAAGAATTCCGCACTAGTTACGCAGATATTTTGAAGCCGAAAGAAACTAGAAAAATGCCAGGAGATATGCCGCCTACAGACGATAACGGCAAGTTAACGTACGAGCAGTGGTTGAAACTCCCGGCAAAGGAACAAGAAAAGAAAATTAACCTCGTTAAATAAAAGGAAATAAAATGACTACTACTTTCGTTGCAGACGTTGCCAACCAGGTTCAGAAATTCTGGTCGCCGATCTTTCAATCTAAATTGAAAGAAGAAACGATCTTGCCTTCACTCGTATCTAAGCAATACGAGGGATCGATCCAAAACTACGGCGATACAGTTTACGTATCCGCTGTCGATCGCCCTACGGCTGTCCGCAAAACTGTCGGCACGGGAGCTTATGACTCTTACTCAAGCCAAAAGCTTAGCACTACGCGCGTTTCTATTGCGGCCGATACGATTATCGAAGCAGGCTACGTCATCGAAAATCTCGCTATGCTGCAATCGCAGATCGGCGCACAAGATTCTGCGATCCGCCAAGGCCTTTTCGAAGCACTTGAAATCGAGCTGAACAACTACTTATACTCGAAAGTGGCACCTTCTACCTCGGCACCTGACCACAGCATTGCATCGGTTTCCGATTTCAACGCTTCTCAATTGGGAGCAACGCGTATACTTGCTTCCCAGGCAAAATGGGGACAAAACAACCGCTATTTGCTTGCCGATCCACAGTATTTCCAAGACTTGTTAAACGCAACGACCATGACTAGCAGCGATTATTCTTCTACCGACGCCCCGGTTGTCGGCGGGAAATTTGTTCTGCAACGTTTTGGTTTCAATATCATCGAAGACAATTCGGCTGGTATGGCTACAGGCGTAAGTCCACTAGGCACTACGACCGACCTAGCTCTTGCTTTCGTTCCTGACTGGTTGCTATTCGTTATGCAACAAGGCGTGACGTTCAAAGTTTCAGACCTACACGCACAAAGCAAGCGCGGCTTCTTGTTGACTGCTGAGTTGCTTGTCGGTGCATCACTGGGGATCGAAGGTGCAAACAAACACATTAAAATCTACAACACGTAATTTAGGCGATTCTCTCAGCCGATTTGGAAATATTAATTTCCTTATCGGCGATTCGCCTGAAGACTTGCAGCGTATGCTTAGGGAGATCAGGATACCTTTTCAGATCGTCTCGATGTATGCGCAAGGAACAAAACATTTAGCATGGATAAATTCGGATATTCCGGTGATTAAACAACAAAAAAATAAAGGGTAAATATCATGGCTAACGTAAAAGCTTATAAAGTAGTCGGCGCTCCGTTTTCTAACGAAGTAGTGTACGAACGCGTACGATATGATTTTTCTGTAGATGCCGGAGCTGCCGGGGTACTAAATTTAATAACCGCAACGGATCAAATGGCGCTCGTTTACTTTCATGCAGTAGTGAAAACCGCCTGCACATCTGGCGGATCGATGACACTTGACGTCGGCCTTGTGACTACCGACACGAACCGTTTTATGGCAAGCGTTGCCGTCGCCTCGCTAGCCGTTAACACGTTGCACGTTCCGCCACTGGTTGAAGGAACTCCAAACGCAATCTTGTCTCCTTCGATTATTCTTGATGCCGCTGTCATCGCAATGGAAATCAAGACCGCTGATCTGACAGCCGGTGTGATAGAGTTTGTATTCGGTTTCATGAAAACCTAATTAAACTGGCGGGGTAAAACCCGCCTTTTTTCTCTATATTCTGTATCGGTGAGCGTTGATTACCATGTGATTTCGAAAGCTGAATAATGGCTCTGCCAAACAACATAAACGATCGCGAGTACGGTAAGTTTGTCAGCAACCAGGCTGGTGATATTGCCGTTCGTACTAAAGAAGAATTTGCAGCGCTTACCAGCACAGCTAACACGACTCTGGTGAATCTTGGGGCTAGCGAAACGTATACTGGAACATGGGAGCTTTTAGACGGGTATACATCGGTAGTTGCCGCATGCCTTTCTAGTAGTGACGGAACCTTGAAAATGCAATTTTCGCATTCTGGTTCAGGTACGGAAGATTCGTCTTTGTCCTACGCAGTTTCACCTTCTATTAATGAAGTCCATAGGCTTACTGTCACACGTAAATATTACCGTGCTGTTTTTGTTAATAGCTCTTCTGCGCAAACATCATTCCAATTGATTACCGCGTATGGGAATCACGCGGCATTATCTGCACAGTTAAACTTGCCGTTGCAACAAGATGCGGATGCAACGGTAGTTAGGACTGTTTCAGAAGAACTTGAAGTCGCAAATAATAAACGAACCGGTTTGAAAATAATAAACAAATCAGGACGAAACATAGCCATTTCGACAGCGACAGTACCCGAGGATATTTGGGCCGGTGGCGGTGTTTATACGGGGTTTCCGGTAGGTGCGGCAGAAATAGTGACTGTGGTATCCTCATCAACAAACGATACTGCAGCAGGAAGCGGAGCAAGAACAATTACGATTTATGGTCTAGACGCTTCAGGAAATATTCAGTCTGAAACTATTACACTTAACGGGACTACAAAAGCAAATTCATTAAATACATATTACCGCGTTCACAGAGCATATGTAGAAACATCTGGCGGCTCAAATACTGCATTTAACGTCGGAACGATAACTATTCAACACCTAACGACTACCGGAAATATTTTTTCTATTATGCAAATCGGCCTTAATGCTGCCACAGCAGCGGTATACACTATACCACTGGGATATACTGGCTTTCTAAAACATTTCGATATATCGGCGAGTAAAACGCAGGCAGTTATTATTGATGGCGCAGTATGGTTTAGACCTTACGGAAAATCTCCGATTATGTTTCATCAGTTTTCAGCGTCTGAAGCATCTCCGTTCGCCGATACTTTTTACGGGGGACTGGTCTTCACATCGCTGACAGACATTGCATTTCGAGTAACTGGATGTTCCGCAAACAATGTGATCGTCAATTGCACGTTCGACTTGTTGATTATAAAGGAGTGATATGCAGACAGGGCAACGAGTTTTATTTTCAGATAACGGCGTGATTTCAGATATCACGATTTCGGTAAACGACTTTGATGAATATGTAGTTACTCCCGCAATAGTTGCTGCTCAAGATTATATCTACATCGGTACGACGATGCCTTTTAATCACAAATGGATAGAAGTCGGCACAGTGAATGCTGTCGCTTCTGTGGCTTCGGTTTACTTGTGGAATGATGGAGCATGGGAATCTGCCGTCGATATCATGGACTATACATCCGTTTCTGGCGCTACGCTCGGGCGCTCTGGGATTATTCAATTCAACACAAATATCGAGACTGGAGGCTGGACTCGCGAACGACTGTCTGCCGATGTTACCGGCATAGCTTCGCTTGCCATTTATGATATGTATTGGGCACGCTTGGCCTTCTCAGTAAACTTAACCGCCGGCATGACGCTGAAATATATCGGCCATCGTTTTTCTAAAGACCTTGATCTTTTCGCGGAATACCCGGACCTCAGTAACACGGCGCTAATGACGGCCTGGGCAGCTGGGAAAACCTCGTGGGACGATCAACACGTGTTAGCTGCAGATTATATAGTTCAGCGCTTGATTTCTGCTAGCATAGTTAGAACAGATAATCAAATAATGGACTGGCAATTATTTAAATCCGCCGCTGTTCATAAAACAGCCGAACTAATTTATGGCGGCTTCGGTCCGACGATGGCAGAAAATAGAAAAACGGCGCGTGAATCTTTTGAGGCGTCGATGAATATTAATTATTTCAACGTAGATAAATCCGGAGACGGGCAATTGACGAGTAGCGAAAAGCTACAGACCGTTCAGGAGATGAGTCGATGACCGTGGCCACAGGAATCTATACCGCGCTCGTGGCGAAAGTTCTCGCTACGTTGCCGACGTATGTAGAATTACCAGACAGCTACTCAGTGACTGAAAATCCGACATATTTGATGGCGAAATCTTTTGCCGTTGCTTTCGGAGCTGAACAAAACAACGAGTATCACGCAACTAATTTGCTTAATTTCGAGCGTGAGTTTTCTATCGACGTCGTTAATAAAATAATCGCCACGACGAATTCACGGTCCGAGCGTGCTATCGTAGAAAAAGCCTTAATCGAAGATTGCTATTCCCTGATTAAAGCATTTTACTTGGACCTTACGCTGGGAAATGTGGCGACGTATATTGCATATACTGGGCAAACAGCGATAGAATACCTCACGGCAGCGAATGCAACAGAGAAATTTATAACGGTGAAAATAAACGTTTCTGTAAAATACCAAGACACTTTTTAATGGAGCTATAAAATGACAAGTATAATCACGAAAGCAAGTGTCTTGGCGATCATGACCGAGACGACAGAAGGAACGCCAGTATCGCCAACGGCCGCTGGGGATTTCCTCGCGCTTCAAGACGATGCGACGATGAAGCCTTCTTTTGCGGTCCTCGATAACGCGGAATTTAAAAACAGTATCGGGAAAAGCAAGCCGATTCTTGGTGCAGAAAGCCCGACTTTCGACATGTCGCACTATTTGCGTGCGTCTGGCGTAGAGGGTACAGCTCCTGGATTTAATTTGATGCTTAAAGGTGCATTCGGCACTGAATCGGTACGGTCGACCGAGAGATCGACAACTTCCGCAAGCACGACGACCGTCCTGAAGCTAGCGGCCAACGGTTCTGAGTTTACCAAGGGCGATATGCTCCTGATAAAAGATACAACAAACGGTTATAGCATCCGCGCCGTTGAATCCGTAGCGACCAATGACTTGACGATTGGATTTCAAGTCGAGACTGCGCCAGCTACTGGCATGGCACTCGGCAAAGGCGTGACATATAAGCCAGCGTCATCTGCTCACCCGGCTTTATCCGTGTGGCACTATCTCGGAAATTCGGGCGCAGTGCAAATGATGAGCGGCGGAAAAGTAACATCTTTCGAATTCGATGCAACGGCCGGAGAACTAGTTAACGCGAAATATACGATCGAAGGCCTTGAGTACTATTTCAACCCGATCGAAATAACCGCATCAAATAACTACATCGACTATAACGATGGCGGTGTAAAAGCTGCCTCGATAGCGGTCGGCATGTACAAAGATCCCGGTAAGCTAGCGCAAGCAATCGAAGATGCAATGGACGCGCTTTCGACTCCTGACATGACCGTCACGTATTCCAGTACGACCGGGAAATTTACATTTACTCAGGCATCGGGCACGTTTTCCCTGCTTTTCAATACCGGAACGAACGTGGCAAATAGCATAGCTCCTACGCTCGGCTTTGCAGCGACGGACCTTTCTGCAGCGTTGACCTATACAAACACCACGGCGAAGAGCTGGGCAGCTGGCTACACGCCAACCTACGACAGCGCAGATCCTCTTGCAGCGAAAAACAACGAAGTAATGCTCGGCACGCAAACCGACTACGCATGCTTTCACGCTTCTAAAGTTTCATTTAGTCTGAAAAATACGAATTCAGCTCCTGGCGATATCTGCGCAGTTTCAGGGAAGGGTGCTTCTATTTTCTCTGAGCGAGCCGTCGAAATAACCGTTTCAGCTTTGCTTAGCCAATATGAGCAAGCAAATTTCCAACGCTTCGCAGAAAATACCGAAGTACGTTTCCAGTATTCATTCGGTACTAAGTCGGGGACTAACTGGGTAGCCGGAAAAGCTGGCGCTTTGTATGTCAGTTCGGCTACGATAACAGAGTTTTCAATTGACAACGCTGACGGTCTAGCGCAATTGACTTTAAAACTCAGCGCATTCATAAACTCGACCGGAGAGAATGAATGCTATTTAGGATTTGTCTAATATGAAAGAAATTAAACACGTTGTTAGCACAGAAGAATACACAGGCTCGTTTACAGTGAAAGTGCCTAAGCGAGCTAATCGGTGTTCCCTGCAAATGGAAGCATCTAAAGTTGCAGGCGTTGCAAAGGAAGATGCCTCTGGGTATTTTGCTTTCTCCGAAAAGGTTTTGAATGAATATCTTGTAGCGATCGACTTGGTTCACGTCCCGAGCGGCATGGTGATAAACAACCGCGACGACCTTGAATATTTTGAGCTGGAAAGTCTTATCGCCATGATTTGCGGGATCGTTGTAGGCGGTGAAAAGCTGGGAAAGCAGATCGCCTAGCTATAGAACAACAAGTCCGCGCGGTCTATAACGGCCACAAGTTCAATAACGGCTGGGCATGGGTAGTCAATGATTATTTGACTTTCAAATGCCTGGCCGAAATTGGTTTTAAATCAGATATCGATTTGCTTGACGATCGCGTTGTAGAATCCTTCGTGATAATCTCAAATAAGATAAATGCCCTGCAATCTGAGGAATCAAAACGTGGCCGGAAATGACATAGTACTAGGCATTGCAGTTGAAACAAAAAAAGCGGTCGACTCGCTCACGTCGTTTCAA